GACAGACTAGTTCGGGATTATATAGTTTGTTCATACCTATGGAATGGAACTACGAAGGATACATTGATTCTTATGGCTTACCTGTCTTCGAAACTCCCGACACAGAAGTACTTGGACCACAAGGCGAGTCTATCGACCTTGGGGTTATTGAATACTGGGAAAATGAAGTCGATGGCTTAAAAGATAATCAAGATGCTTTAAATGAGTTTTATAGACAATTTCCAAGAACTACAAAACACGCATTTAGAGATGAATCTAAATCTTCTTTATTTAATCTAACAAAAATATATCAACAAATAGATTTTAACGAAGATCAAAACAATAAAACATTAGTTACACAGGGTAATTTTATGTGGGAGAAAGGAATTAAAGACACAAGAGTAGTATTTTTTCCTAGCAATCAAGGTAGATTTTATGTAACTTGGGTTCCTGATAAAAATTTACAAAATAGATACATAGAAAGAAATGGTATTAAATACCCTGGTAATGATCATATAGGAGCTTTTGGCTGTGATCCATATGATATATCAGGTACAGTAGATAAACGAGGTTCTAATGGAGCATTACACGGACTTACAAAGTTTAGTATGGAAAACGCACCAGCTGATCACTTTTTTTTAGAATACATAGCAAGACCTCAAACTGCTGAAATATTTTTTGAAGATGTATTAATGGCTTGTGTATTTTACGGTATGCCAATACTTGCAGAAAATAATAAACCAAGACTTTTATATCACTTTAAACGTAGAGGTTATAGAGGTTTTGCAATGAATAGACCTGATAAACTTAGAAATAAATTATCAGTTACTGAAAGAGAAATAGGTGGTATACCTAATTCTAGTGAAGATATAAAACAAGCTCATGCTGCTGCTATTGAATCTTATATTGAAACAACCGTAGGATTTAATGGTGATACTTATGGTGACGTTTATTTTCAACGTACACTTGAAGACTGGGCTGCTTTTGATATAAATAATAGAACAACACATGATGCTTCTATTAGTTCTGGTCTTGCTTTAATGGCGTGTAATAAAAATAGATACGCTCCAGTAAGCAGAAGAAAGCGAGATCCAATTGATCTTGGAATTAAAAAATATGATAATCGAGGTTCGTTATCAAAAATAATTAAGTAAATGAATATATATACAAATGCCTATAGCGCTTTTCCTAGCCAAGTTGTGCCGGATGCAGAAAAATCTTCTTTTGAGTATGGAAGACAAGTAGCACAAGCTATTGAAGGCGAGTGGTGGAGACAAGGTGGTAATGGCACTAGATTTGCTACATCATTTAATAGGTTTCATAGTTTAAGATTATACGCAAGAGGTGAGCAACCAGTTCAAAAATATAAAGATGAATTAGCTATCAATGGTGATATGTCTTATTTAAATTTAGACTGGAAACCAGTTCCTGTAATATCTAAATTTGTAGATATAGTGGTAAATGGTTTATCTAATAAATCTTTTGAAATAAAAGCATTTGCACAAGATCCAGTATCTTTAAAAAAGCGAACTGATTATGCTAATGCTATTATGCATGACATGTTAGCTCAACCTTATTTACAAAACCTAGAATCTAATTTAGGTGTAAATAATTATAAAAGTACAACACCAACAGCTTTACCAGAGAATCAAGAAGAGCTAGATCTTCACATGCAGTTAAGCTATAAACAATCTATAGAAATAGCTGAAGAAGAAGTTATAGATAATACTCTTGCTAAAAATAGATTTGAAAATATAAAGAAAAGATTTAATTATGATTTAGTTACATTAGGTATTGGTGCTGTTAAAACAGACTGGAATTTAGCTAATGGTGTAACAGTTGATTATGTAGATCCAGCAAGATTAATATATTCTTACACAGAAGATCCAAATTTTGAAGATATATATTATGTAGGTGAGGTAAAGCAATTAACTATAGGTGAAATTGCTAAAAAGTTTCCACACCTAACTGATGAGCAATTAGATAAAATACAAAAAACAAAAGGTATTAGAAACCAATTATATGGTTGGCAGACATACGATGAAAATACTATACAAGTTTTATTTTTTGAATATAAAACTTATAATACTCAAGTATTTAAAATTAAACAAGGACAAAATGGTTTAGAAAAAGCTATTGAAAAGCCAGATACATTTAATCCTGAACCTAGTGATAATTTTGAAAGAGTCGGTAGAAAAATAGAAGTATTATATGAGGGTGTAAAAGTAATAGGTAACAACGAGCTTATTGAGTGGAGGTTGTCTGAAAATATGACTAGACCTTTTGCTGATACTACAAAAGTAGAAATGAGTTACGCTATATGTGCGCCTCGTATGTATAAAGGTAGGATAGATTCTATAGTAAACAGAATAACTGGGTTTGCTGATATGATACAGTTAACACATTTAAAACTACAACAAGTCATGTCGCGTATGGTACCAGATGGTGTTTACTTAGATATGGACGGTCTTGCTGAAGTTGATTTAGGTAATGGTACTAATTATAATCCAGCAGAAGCATTAAACATGTATTTTCAAACTGGTAGTATCGTTGGTAGATCACTAACTCAAGAAGGTGATATGAATCCTGGTAAAGTTCCTATTCAAGAATTACAAACATCTAGTGGTCAAGGTAAAATACAAAGTTTAATTAGTACTTATCAATATTATTTACAGTTAATAAGAGATGTGACCGGGTTAAATGAAGCTAGAGATGGTAGTATGCCAGATAAAGACTCTTTAGTAGGTTTACAAAAAATGGCTGCTAATGCATCCAATACAGCTACAAAACATATATTACAAGCTAGTTTATGGCTTACGCTTAGAACATGTGAAAATATATCTTTAAAAGTAGCTGATTCATTAAGTTATCCTTTAACTTTAAATTCTCTTAAAAGTTCTATATCTACTTATAACGTAGGTACTTTACAAGAAATAGGAAACTTAAATTTACATGACTTTGGTTTATACTTACAATTAGAACCAGAAGAAGAAGAAAAAGCACAGCTTGAACAAAATATTCAAATGGCTCTTCAGCAAGGTGGTATAGATTTAGAAGATGCTATAGACATAAGACAGATTCATAATTTAAAACTTGCTAATGATTTATTAAAGCAAAAACGTAAAAAACGTCAAGCTATGGAGCAGCAGCAAGCTCAAATGAATATTCAAGCACAAGCAGATGCTAATGCACAAACTGCTGAAAGAGCTGCTATGGCTGAAGTACAAAAACAAGAAGCTTTATCTGCTCAAAATTTAAATTACGAAAAAGCTAAAAGTCAATTCGATATACAACGAATGCAAGTTGCTTCTCAAATTAAACAACAAGAGATGCAAATTCAATTTGATTTTGATAAACAACTAAAAGAAATGGAAGTTGATCAAATGATACAGCGTGAAAAGTATATTGAAGATCGTAAAGATAATAGAACCAAATTAGAAGGAACTCAACAGAGTAAAATGATAGATCAAAGAAAATTTGATTTATTACCTACTAATTTCCAACAAAACCAATAACTAATTTTATAATATTTTATTATGTCAGAAAAAGAAACAAAGAAGCCTGAGGTGACTAAAGAGGTCAAATCAGAAGGTGGAGATATGAAAATTAAATCAAAGCCAAAAGTAAAAAAGTTTAGCGAAAAGAAAAACGAACCTGTAAAGGTAGATCTAAGTAAAGATCCTAATGTTAAACTTGAAGAAGATATTAAAGTAGATTTAACTAAAAAACAAGAAGACGATGCCATTCAAATCGGAGAAACAAAGGAGGTACCTGTGGGCAACAAACCCGAAACTGGCAAAAAAGTGGACGAAGAAGTACGGGTCAGCAATACAGATGAAGTACAAAAGCCCAACTCGCCTCTTGTCGAAGTTACCGAAGAGTCCAAACCAGAAGTAAAAAAACTAGAGCAAGAAGTAAAAGAAGCTAAAAGAGATGAACAAGTATTAGGTAAAAAATTACCTGAAAATGTTGAAAAACTAGTTACTTTTATGGAAGAAACTGGTGGTACAGTTGAAGACTATGTAAGATTAAATGCTGATTATTCAAAAGTAAACGATGATGTTTTATTAAAAGAATACTACAAGCAAACAAAACCTCATTTAAATGACGAAGAAGTTTCATTCATTATGGAAGAAAGTTTTAGTTATGACGATGATGTTGATGAACAGCGAGACATCAAGAAAAAACAACTCGCTAAAAAAGAGGCTATAGCAGAAGCTAAAGACTTTTTAGAGGAATTGAAAGAACAATACTACGATGAAATTAAACTACGTCCAGGTATTAATCAAGAACAACAAAAAGCTTTAGATTTTTTTAACCGTTATAGCCAAGAACAAGAAATAGCTACGCAAAGGCATGAAACTTTTGTAAATGATACTAAGCAACTATTTACCGATGAATTCAAAGGTTTTGATTTCGAAGTTGGTGAAAAGAAGTTTAGATACGGTATAAAAGATCCTAGCTCAATTGCAGAAAATCAATCAAACATTAACAACTTCGTCGAGAGGTTCTTAGACAATGAAGGCAATGTTAAAGATACGAAAGGTTATCACAAAGCTATGTACGCTGCTCAGAATATAGACAAAATAGTAAATCATTTTTACGAGCAAGGCAAAACTGATGGAATTAAAACTGTAATGGATAATTCAAAAAATCCCACAACAGCTACTCGTGAGACAGCTGGCGGTGATATTTTTATTGGTGGTCTTAAAGTTAAAGCTATTGACGGAGTAGACAGTTCAAAACTTAGAATAAAACGAAGTAAATTTAACAATTAAAACTATTTAAAATGGGTGTATTAAGTCCTCAGTTCGGGAGTCTTATACCATCGCCTAAAAAACAAACTTTAGTAGACAACTACTTAAATTTTGCTGACGGTGGAGGTAATGATTTCGCGCAACAATATCTACCTGAAATATATGAAGCCGAGGTAGAACGTTATGGAAACAGAACGATTGGAGGCTTCTTAAGAATGGTTGGTGCTGAAATGCCAATGATGTCTGACCAAGTTGTATGGTCTGAACAAAACAGATTACATATCTCTTATGATAATGTATCAGTTTCTGGTTCAGGTGCAAACAACGGTAGTAGATTAACTATCGTAGGTGCAGACAACGCGGTATTTATTAACCAAACAATCGTAATTATGGATCCAAATGATCCTTCATTTACTGTAAAATGTATCGTTTCTGATTCAGGTGCAAACACTGGTTCAGCATTAGGTGCTTTAGTTATCGACGCTGTTCCTTATACTAGAGCTAAAATTAATGCTAATGTAGCCGCTGGTATGACTGGATTAAAAATGTTTGTTTATGGTTCTGAATTTGGAAAAGGATCTACATTAGATAACTCTACAGGTCAATCTGTTGAGCCACAACTATCTGTATTTAGCAACAAACCAATTATTATTAGAGATAGATACGCAGTATCTGGATCTGATACAGCACAAATCGGCTGGGTTGAAGTAGCTGCTGAAGATGGAACTTCTGGATACTTATGGTATCTAAAAGCTGAAGGTGAAACTAGATTAAGATTTGAAGATTATTTAGAAATGGCAATGATCGAAGGTGAATTAGCTAATGGTGCACAAGCAACCGCTATACGTGGTGTTGCAGCTTTAGGTTTCCCTGGAACTGCTGGTGCTGGACAAATCGGTACTGAAGGTTTATTTGCTGCTATCAACAATGGCGGTAATGTACTTTCTGGATTTGCTGGTTCATTACAGGATTTTGATTCTGTATTACAATTACTAGATAGCCAAGGAGCTATTGAAGAGAATATGTTATTCTTAGACAGAAAAACTGAGTTATTATTTGATAACATGTTAGCACAACAAAACTCTTACGGAGCTGGTGGTACATCTTATGGTGTATTTGAAAACTCTGAAGAT